TTCAAAGGGGGCAGCCTGGGGAGGCTGCCTCTCGCTCTAAAGTACCATCGGTCGTGTCCTCCTACCAGTATTCCCGGTAGGACATCAGCTCTCCTCTAATGGCCGAAGCCACGCCCGCATTCATTTAGAATGCAGGCACCCATCCAAGCCGTATGCTGACGCGCTTGGGGCGTCCAGAACGCTCTAAGTGTTTCTCATCTTGGCCCATGGGTGGCGCCCACAGGGAAGACTCGTTCTCACGAGTCGTGCCAGGCCGGTAACAGGGGACTAACTCAGTATGTCTACTGAGAACCCCTTTGGGATTACCGGACTCCAGCTTGAGTAAACACTTAAGCAAGGCACCACTTCCCCCCAGTACATCACTGGGAGCTTTGGCCTCCACAACATAGCCCCGAACTAAAGGGCTATGGAGAGTAGGGTGCATGCGCTCGGCTTGGTAACCGAGACATGAGACCCTGCCTAGCACTGAGGACGTTGGCGCCGCGATCGGAAAGTGTTTCAACACAGACCGAAGCGACTTATCCAACCATCGGACAGTCTTCCAGTAACCAGCCAAGTAAAGCTGGTTCCGGAGAGACACCGATGAGATGACCTCAGTCACGTCTGCGATCGTGACGGGTAACGCTTGCCTGACCCGGACAATGGATATATCCTGGCCATTAAAGTATTCCCGTCCGCAAGACTCTCTGAACTTCCCAGTCCAGAAAGACTTGCCCAGACCAACTCGAGCTCCGAAAAGTTCGAGCGTCTGTACGATCGACAGCACATGTCTCGCGGGGACAATAAGATCATCCCCGTAGACGCGCACCGAGCCCGCAAAGGACTTCAAATCCTTGCGGGTCATGGTCCGGTTGAGCGATCTCTGGATTCCAAGGAAGATCAATGATGTAAAAACCATTGCTTCCACAGGGAAACAGAGTGCTGAACCCATCGACGCGTACTTCGATAGTCGGATTACTCCGACTTCAGGTACGTCGGCCCGTCTAGAACGTGTAGCGTCCAGAGCCTCAAGTAAATGAGGATGGTTACGCACCATGTTCCTGACGAGCTGATTAGAAACGCGATCTGATGCATCACTCAAATCGAGTGTTGCGGTCTGGCCATCGGCCGAACCTTGACGAGCCAAGTCTTGATTAGGGACTTGATCATCAAATCCGATCAACTTAGGAAGGAGTTCATCCCTTCCATAAGCTGCAAGGAAACATCGGAGAAGAGCCTGCTGTGTATATTGCATACACGCAGGCTCCATCGCGATGATCCTAGGCGTTTTTAACGTTTTAGGGACCGAGATAACCTTAACGGGGATCTCGGCATCGGGTTCGAGGACGGACACCTCATTCAAATCACCCGTAAAATGGTGATTTGGGATGAGGTACTCGAAAGAGGGAAAGACCCTCTCGAGTCGGTCAGTCCAGATCTTCTGACGATACTTACCATTACTGGTAAGACCATCGGCAGTAGAGCCTGGACCGTGCTTTGGAAGCAATTGCCCATAATAGACATCTCTGTCCATTTGAGTAAAAACTTCCGTATAAAGCAAGGCTGACACATCGCGGAACTCCTGAAGATCTTCCTCAGAGAGTTCCATGTCAACCTTCCGGACGTCCTGCTCACACTCGACATACTGTGCAAAGGCTCGTCTCTCCCTTGCAGGAGTGCAAGAGAGATTCATCTTGCCAAACATCAACGTAAGTTGACGAATGGCTTGAATTGAGTCGATACACGGTTCATCGAGCAACCGTCCACTACTCCGGTCGAAAACACGAGAGAAGAAACCTCCTAGAAATAGGGGGAGACTTCCTCTTCCAGTACGAAAGGAAGAGTTGATCTCGACCTGGCCTTGGTCTAACCACTTTTGGGTGGCAGATCCGAGGCTGGGTAGGGTTATCGTCAAAAACGACAACCCCTCATTTTCGACTCGTCTCGTGATGGTATTAATATCACGAGTGGCGCTAGTGCAGCACAGGTTAGCCGATTCCTCAGCTAACCGGGACCAGAGTGACATCAGGCTTTTCATTGCGCCTCCTAACAGAGGGTTGCAATCCTTAGCCTGTGGCACACTCACCTACAAGAGATCCTTCAGCCTTACCAGCCGAAGGCGGATACCATCAAAGTACCCGCTCCAACTCTTGTAGATCACAGGAATGCCTGTAGGCACGGAGCCTCTAGAAGTGTCCCAACTAGCCATCAGTGAACAAACCAGTTCACAATTAGGCTAATTGAGGCAAAACCGACATTACCGATAACAGCAGCCAGCGCAATCACGGCCTTGCGGCCGAGACGCAACTGGAAAACTGCAGCGGCAGTGTCGGGATCTAGAGATTCCTCTGGAGGCAACGGAAAAACGAGTTTTTCGCCTCGCCGTGATGGCTTGACGAAAAGAACTCCTTCGACCGTCATCCCCAGACCCTTACGATTCACCGGCAAGAAGCTTGACGATGATCGCATCGCTCGATGCCGCAAACTGCGTCTTGAAACCAACGTAGATTGCGAGCAATTCAGCGGCCGTATATCCAGCTGGAGGAACGTCGAATACCAAGTAGCAACTACTTGATACTTTGACATTCTCCGCTGGCTTAAACGGATCTGAAGTGAGCTTCGAATGATTAACCCTCAACAGATGCCGTAGTCGCTTCCCTTGATCATGGGAAGCAAGCATCTGTATAAGGCCATCAGCACTCTGGTAAACGGTCTCATCCCCCTCCGTACTCGTACGGGGGAGAGGAGTCGTTACACCAGAAATGGTGATGGTTTGAGGATCGGTGAATGACACAGGCATCACTCCTATGGAACTCGATTGGTTTAATCGAGCCCCACTATGGCGCTCGACCTGAGTGCAGTCATCAACTAGAAGCGCCGGGTCAAACCCAGTGCAACAGTTATGGCTATCTGGCGAGGACTAAATCCTGACCAGGAAAGTCCGAACCCGAATGGTGTCGCCACTTCTCTTCGCTTGGTTTCCACGCAAGCGAAAACGGGTGACGGAAAGACATTCTTCGTAAGAGTACGAGGGATGCCTTCTATGGTATATGTTATACTGGAGACTTGATGCTCCATAATATAACCATACCTCAACACCAAACCATCAGTGGCCCAATTGGAGACATTAGAAACAACGTCTCCCATATTGGAAAACCAATCGATGGCCCATGTCCAAGGTGCAGCATTCCAGACGTTTTCGGGAGTAAGCTCGAGTCCAGTAAGGACTCCCGCTTTAGCTGCCGCGCTCACGATCTCATTTCGGCTGGTATAGCCGAGTGGGAGGTGATACGTGAAAGCACCCGAAAACCAGGTACGTTTATACGTCCTGGTCGTCTTGACAAGCTGACAACTTGGTTTACTGATGTCAACCATACATGCATCCATTCCCTGGGGTTCAATACCCCCATCGGAATTTTGCACGATGGTTCTGACCTCAGTTGTCTCGATAGGGAATTCATACCGACGTCTCACCACTCGTCCGGAATCCCGCTCATACTGTGAAAGTACAGCATGAGAGTTTTTGACGCGTTCTGCAATAGAACGAACGTCAGAAACGAGTGGTTTCCAGCCGAACTCAGAGTTGAGGTACTCACCGCCCGCAGCGCGGGCGGCATGAGTCCTCTCCTTCCAGAGAGTAGCCCCAAAAAGTTTGGGGAGACCCTCGGAACGGAGTTCTCTGAGATCGACAGCGAGTGAGGCGGGACGATTAGTAGGCTTACACCTAGCAATCGCAGTTGTCCCCATTGCACTCAGTGAACCGAGTGTAACGGAAGGCAAAACGACTTGCGAAGGTGGATAGGCGAGAAAAGGACCGCGAAATTCTGCGTTCCTTCTAACGCCACTAATGAGCGATGTCCCCTTCAGAGTCTTTGGAGAAGGATCATAGATCCCAACCCAAGACTTTGTTGAGGAAAAAGCTCCGCCTAAATCGTCTGGGACAGGAGAGCCCTTACGGGCAAACCTATTCCAACCGGGATGAATCTCGTCAACAGTAACCTGTTGACCGATCGGTTTACCGGGAGATCGAACATAGGACCAAGTAGAAGGTCCATAATGTCCAATCGGAATACCACTACCTTCGTAGTGATGTTCCTCCCATTCGTAGGTCGTACCGACCTGGCTAAGCCAGTCCGGTATAAACCTACGTCGGGTGCGTGGCACAGAATAAGTAATGTGTCAAACACCTCCGATCAACTATCGAGTAATGGAGCAGGTCCCGGAGGAGTAAATCCTCCGATTTCCTATCTGTTCTAGATAGGAAGTCAACTGCACTTAGCCCAGGGCCCCGCAAGGGGC